AGCGTAACCAGCATCGTCCGTGTAGAAACGACGTAGCGAGCTAAGAGCCTGTGTCTCTACGATATCCTCGATCAAACGTGAATACTCGTAGTGCTTGTTGATAAGAACCTGCTGCTCTGACTCAGTTGCAGCAATAAGCGTTACCTGAGTAGAAGCTGCCTTCGCAGATGCAGAACCACGAGTTGGCTTCGGAATATGAAGCGTATCGCCCTTCTTACCTTTGAAAGACATTTTAGAGAAGAGATTAGCAGCAACAAGATTAGCCTTATATGCTGCGATGATTTCGTCGGACCAAATCTCTGGGATAAATTTATCCGCAGTAGTCTTGGTCACATGGTTAGTACCTAGTGCCATTTTTTATTTCCTTTCAATTATTTGACACGTCCCTCCACGTAAGCAGACATAATTTCATCCTGCATAGCTTCGTAACGTGCGGGATCACGCAAACGTAAATTTATTAAATCAGACCTTCTATAAATTTTTCTTGAAGATGGTGCAGGTGAACCAGTATCTACAGCTACAGTTTTCAAATTCTTAGCTGTTTCCTTTCTTGACTCAGTAACCATCTCATCGTTTTGAGTAGATTGTTGCACAGGATTCATTGCGTTCCACGTCGAAATTAATTCCGCAGCAGAATCGTAATCATACTGTGAGTGCGCTTCAGTAAAAAGTTTAGTTCTTACCTTAGACGCTTTAATCCAATCAAAAAATCGCTGATCTTGCGTTACTTCATCAAAATTAGGAAATTCAGTCCTAAGTTTTTGAGCTACCTGCTGTTGCTTGTATTCAAAAGCCTGTTGTTGCGCTTGTTGAATTGCAGGATGATTTTCTACAGCTTTATTTACCGCACCTACTGGATCTTCAAAATAATTTAAAGAACCGTCAGTTTCTTCTTCTTGGGGTTCAATAGACTGCTTCTGAGAGAGTTCCCGTTTCAATAATTCGTCAGCTAGTTTTCTAACTTCACCAACTTCTTGAGCTTGTCTACCAATCAGCTTTTCAGATTCTTGGTGCATCTTAATAATGTCTTCTAAAGACTTATTACGATACTTTTCTGGAATCTCAGGTTCTGGTTTGGTCTCTACTTCAGGTTCTTGTACCTGCTCTTGAGCTTCCGTTTCCTGTTCTTCAATGTTGTCAAACTCAATTTCTTCTTGAACCGGATCTTCAAATGTAGCCATATATTCTCCTGTCACGTTTGTGATTCTAGGAATTAAAAAATATCACCAGACGCTAACCCTCTCTGCGCTTGTTGGCGATTCTTGTTGCCTCCTCGTGCTTCCTAGCCCAAGCATCAGCAGCAGTTGGAAAGTCTCCCGACACTCCTTCTAACGCAATGCGTGGCATAGAAATAATACGAAGAGACACACACTGACAAGTAGGGCACTCAATTGTGTTTACCTCCTCGTCAATATACTTTTCTACAGTGTGGCCTTCACCGCACCTAAATTCAAATATCCTTTTGCTCATCTTCTAGTTGCTCCCAGGCTTCTTCTGAAATCTGTTTTAGAGTTCTAATCCAATGAAGGACATCTAACTGACCTTTACGAAAATTTAGTTCTTCTAAACTTTGTGTTGCCAGTAAATTGTTTCTTTCTTCTATTACTTTTTCAATGTCAACCTGTAAATCTTTCCATCCTTTAGTTGACATCATGTCAAATCTTGCTTCATAATACTCTTGCAGGTCTTTATCCAATATGGAGTCCTCAATTAAGTTACTATAATGAGCCACTGTTATAGCATACTTTTAGGTTTTTGTCAAGCATTATTTTGTTGTTTCATACGCATTTGTTCAGTAACTATTCTTTCGTTACTGTCCATATCTTTTTCTTTTAACAACAACTCAGCAACTTTAGCTCTCTTTTCAAATTCTGCTGAATCTTTAGCATTAATGTTAGCTGACAGATTTCTAATAATGTCTGATTTAACCTTCTCATCCATTAACGAAGCCTCTACTATCAACTTCTGTGCTCTAGCTTGTGCTTCCTGTGCATCAGCAGCGGACTCTTGCGCTCTAGCATTTAGTTCATTTGCTTGAGCTTCTACAAGAGCCATTTGTAATTGTTGTGCTTGCTGTTGCATCTCTTGTGCCTGTGGATCAGGTTGTGACATCTGATCTAACTGCATCATTAATTCTTCTTTGTTCATCAATCCTGATGTACCAATAATGCTTCTTAACAAGATAGGAACAATCGGTGACTGCGGTCCAAGCGTCTGCATCAAGCCAATCAACTGTTGTTGCTCGTACTCTCTTGCAATAGCACCAATAGACGATAGCGTAGTAAACTTAAAGTCTTTCATTGGATAACGATCAGGATCAAACTGCATATATCGATACGCAACTTTCTTCACCATAGGAATGATGAAGTCATCCTGAAACGATGCCATTGCCACTTTGTTCTTCTTGACAATAGCTGACATAGCCAATGACATACCCATACCATTGTTTTGTCCTGCTGTAGATGCTGCACTCTTGACCAACTCTGACGAGTCTAGTGTGCCAGTAGCTTGTAACAGCATTGCTTCAAAACCTTTGGCTGTTTCGTAGTTTGAAGCGTCAGTAGAACCAAATTTAAACGGTTGGAGGATTTCGGCAGGGTTACCATTAGTTAAGATGTTTTTACCAGGTCTAACTTCGAACTTCATGCCTCTCGGCAATCTTGTAGCATCAATACCCATCATAGGCGCAGTAGTTAACGCCAGAGAGTCCATGTGAGACCGTAGTTGGGCATCAATAGCTTTCTGCATATTGTATCCCTTCTCGACCGTTCCAACGCCATAGAAGCGTCCAGGACGGACCTCAGGTCTATATGCAATGATAGGTCTATCTTCCATCATGTATGGAGATGCTTCTGCTTTTAGTAGATGTATATCATTAGCAATAACAATAATAGCTTCTACCAAATCAGTTACTCTATCGGCAGCAGAATCCTCTGGGAACAAGTCAACTACCTCATCGCCTTCGTTTTCTAACTGTTCTAGATATTCTCTAGGGACAAGACCGTAGTACCGCATAACCTTGACTTTATCGTCTTGGAAGGCAGTAGATTCTGTTTTATCTACTTCTAGGTCATCGCCTTCAAAGTGAGGTTCAATGTCGCATTTACGATAAACGCCAGACTCAATACCTTTAACTACTTGATACAGACTAACGTACTCTTCAATAGCAACACCTAATGAATCATCAATTGCATCAGCATTAGGATCAATAAGAAGATTACGAGGATGTACAGGCTTAACTTTAACTACAACCTTTTCTTGCTCGGTTACTCCAACAGCAGCAACTCCTTGTTGCCCAGGAACAGGTTGTGTTGTAGGTGTTCTTTCTATTTCAGTCTTAACTAATACCTCACCTATACCAGTACCGTAGATTTCTGCTAGCTTAACAATAGAAGTAATGTTATTGATGTATGCGTTGTTATGCGTATCCTCTAAAAGAAGATTCTGCATAATCTCAACATCACCTCTTTCTTGATCTAAACCGTCATCGACTATTTCAAAGAGTTTACCAGAGCCTGCAAAGCCTTCCATAGTTTCTGCAACCCTGTTATCAACAGCTTGACGAGTTGCAGGACTAACGATTTTACTACGCTCACTATCCCTAGTACGATCTTCAGCGGCCCAAATGCCATAATAAATCCTTTCGTATTCATCCCATTTCTGTTCGTAATTAGTATCACGCCAGTCTCTCCACTTGTCACAGTGTTCAACTACAAATGATACTAGCTCTTTATCACTCTCAGTAACTTCGTAATCTTCTACTGATTGTAATTCTTCATTGTATTGTTCAGCCATATTATTTCCTATTAAGGTCCAACGTAATCAAAAGGGTCTTGTAATAAAGGATTCTGATACATCTCATCATCTTGAGCAGCCATCGATTCTTCCGGCATCCCTACACCTGCTGCAACTCCAACTGCTCCTGCAACAGGAATAGCAAATGAAGCTCCTTTGTAATAATCATCCCAAGATTTTAACTTAGGATTTTTAGCCATTACTAATTTACCTATTTGTATCACTTCAGTAGCACCTGTAATAGGTACTGCTCTTACACCGTCTGTTGTTTTCTCTAAAGCTACCCAACTTGCTCCTTTAGCTGGATTAACTGCTACTTGAACCCACTCTTGTTCTGCTAGTGGTAAGTTTTTATTTTGTTCTAAGGCTTCAACTGCAAGTGCTCTTAACTCTTCAGGAGAATGTTCTACCCAGTTTCCTTCCATTCTAATGACAGGAGACTTTTGACCTCCTTTTGCGATTTTTAAAGAAGCACCTTCTTTTGTTTCAAACACAACATTTTTTAAAGCTGCTGTAGGAGAATAACCATATACATTTCCTTGTTTAGCAGGATCGTGTATTGTCCCTACATACGTTCCAAAATTTTCAAATGCCCTAACATCATAACGAGAGCCTACAAAAGTTCCTTCTGGTATTTGTTTATTAACACCTATAATTCCATTTCTAAGAATTGAACTTTCTTGTGGAAGACTATTAGCTATTCTTTCAAATGAATCTACTTCAGGTACGGAATCATGCAAAAAGTAAGGAGTTTCCGTATCAACATATCTTCTAAACTCATTAGGAGTGCTTTTTCCTTCTTCTAATAGTTTTACTTGTTCTATTAAAGCCTGTCTAGCTTCTTCAGGAGGTTTGTTTTTGTTAGGTAATCTATTAGCATCCCTCCAAGCTTTTTTACTTTCTTCTGTAATATTTAAAACTTCAAATGCGTTTGAATCTGATGAGGCTATTGCTTCTGGTTTGGCTTTAAGAGTATCTAATGATGGTGATTTTTTTGTAGCAGCCCGTAAAAATTGTTCAGTGCCTTCTTTAACTAATCTTTTTGTTGGACCTATACCACCAAATAAACCTGCAAGAGTAGCTGCACCTGTAATACCTGCTTCTAAATAGTTACCTTGTTTAGCAGCATCATAAGTTTCTTTAGCTCCTATTGCTTCGGCTGGACCTGGAACAAAGCTAGCAACTTGATAGGCTTGTTCAGGTGTTACATTATCTAGTGGTTGTCGTGCGTAAATTGTTGAAGCTAACTTACCAGCTACCGGAATAGAGTCTGCGATTAATTCAGCGACCAAAGGTAATTCTTTATCCTGTGAAGCGGCTCCTGTTCGATACCCTACCGAAGGATCGGTTTCCGGAAATTCTCCGGTGCCTACAAAATTGACCGGTACCTCACCGCCTTCTTCGAAACCAAGCGAACCAATGCCGTAGTAACTAGAAAAACCTTCAGGGTTCTGAAGGATGTTCAAAGCATTCTGCCGTGCCGTCTGTAACTGTTGTGCGCGAGCCGCGGACTCTGCGCCAAAGGTATCGATTTCTTTTTGCGTGATCCCCGGATCAGTAGGTTCTTTCTGACTAAAAGTCCCTTTACCGCTTTTATTATGGGCTTCAACCGCTTTGTTATAAGCGTCAACTTGAGCTTTGTAATCAGCTATCTTTTTATCGTAATCCAATAGTTGAGTCTTATCCGCTGACGTTAATGTAGTGGGCACGAGTATCTGGTTAGGGTTGTATAACCCACTTGCGCCTGAACCAAAACTAAAGCGAGGGATTGCCATTAGCCTAGCAAGCTTTCTATGCCTTGAGCTTCAATAACAGAAGACGTTATATCACTTGGAAACATTGCTGCAAATCTAGACCGGTCCGCGGGCCGTGCTTGTGGTGCCGGTGGCGTTGCTGCCACGGGCGCTTGCGCGACTACAGTTGGACTCGGTCTAGGTGCAGCGGCACTCCGCGTGGGAAGGGCGGGTGTTCTTTCTAAAGAAGCACTGAAGAAATCCGGAACTTCTATACCGGGTCTTGGCTCTTCTTTTATCTCTTCTTCTGTATAAAAACGTGTCGCCGGACCAATAATTCGTTTAGCCGGATTGATCGCGAAACTCTCAATAAGGGAGTCCAAAAACTCATTCAGTGTTGATTCTTTTTCTTCCTTTGTTCTGGACTTCTTAAGAGCTAAGGACAACAACTTTCTGTCATTTAAAACTCTAGCAATCGCATCTTGACGATATTCGTTAGGTATATCCGATAAAGCTCTTAGTTTTGTGGTAATTGCTGAAGAACCCGCCGACCCCGCTATCAAGGAAGAATTACCTCCCAACATTTTTGAAATAGACTGACCCATGTTCGCACCACTTATACGACCAAGTAATAACAATTTTGGATCTACATCTAATTCTAAGGACTCACCTTTTTTAGCATATCCACGAGACACAAAAGCTTCAACAGCGGCCATTTCTCCGATAAATTTCTTTATCAAACCAAGCCTACCTTCGCTCATTAAATCCTTGCTTTTTATCCAATCTGCAACGGATAATTTTTGTGCTGAATTAGGAGCTGGGGTAAATAGAGAATCGTAAGCTGCCCTAAAGTTAAATACTGGAGATGCTTCTCCACCACCCTTTTCAAAAATAGCATCCATCAAAGACTGTAAAAAAGCTTCATCGGCTTCTTTCTTTGTAATCTTTGCACCCTTGTTAAGTCCCTTTTCAATAACAGTAACTCCACCTTCTCCTAAATCTTCAATGACGCGATAAAGCTCATTTAATTCTGAAAAAGGTCGTGGGTTATTGTCTGAAATAGCTTTTTGCATAGCTACTGTCGGATTAAAGGTTTTGTCCTCTAGCAAACTATATAAAGTAATACCTTGCTTTCTTTGTTTATCGAGAGCTTTAGTTTCTGCAATAGTCTTTTTAAGACCAGTCCTTGTTTTCAAAGCCTGTGTCAGCTCGGCTTTCAAGTTTGGCAAAATATTCAACAACTGATCATTGTCGTCCATCCAAGCCTGAAGATTAGACCAACCACCGGTAACTTCACCTTGTTGATCGTAAGTTAATTTAGCTCTAGCATCTTGAAGTAAAGATTGTTCCGCGGACCTTATATTAGTCATAGATCCAACCATTTCTTGAAGATCCTGACGTAGTCCAGGGATAGAATCAATCTTATCTTCGTGACGTACTGCCC